CTTTTTCTTCCTCCGAGTGAACCTTAGTTTCGGATGTGTTGTTTTCCTTTTCCATCTTTTGACAATCTTTGTTTTCTGTCCCTTGTTTTACCTATAAAAGGCGTCCCTTTATTTACATCAGTTGAGACTGATGGCGGTTGAGTCCGCAATAAACCAAGTTGTCACGGCAGTTCCGACAAACATACCGAGGGCTTAATAACCCTAGTTAATACTCTTTATTATAAATACTAACTAGGACTATCACACACATTACTATTATAACATATTTTTAAATATAAGTCAATTATACTCTTTTTTTTATGCTTCCTTTTTGTTTTTCTCCTAGGCCCCTTTCCACCAGTAATAGCACCAAAAAATTTCTTTTGTTTTGCTGTTAATTTTTTTCCATGAGCAACTCCCTCTTTGAGAATCTTTTTTGCTTTTCTTTTTGTAAGTTTTTTTGCCATATTATCCGTGTCTTGGAGAAGTAAGTACGTGGTTAGTTTTCTTGTCTTTATTAGTTTTCTTTGATTCTTTTTGCATTAGATTAACCAGCCACATTATTCTATTGTGTGCGCCCCTGACTAACTTTTGTTCTTCTGGAATGACATTAAAAAATCTAATCAAATCATCTTTTGCTATTGATTTGAATAAGTCTATAGCACCCTCAACCTTACCCATGTCCGCAATAATAACCTCTTGAATCCTCTTTTGTGTTTTATCAGCAGATAATATTTCATTACCATATTTTTTAAAATATGCTTCTTCTATGTATTTTATTGGTAATTTAGATAAAAGTTTTATAATCATATTATCCTGTCATTTGGTTTGTTAAGTCTTTTATTTGTAAAGATTCTTGACCTACACCAGTACTACCACGAACCGTGTTAGCAGAATTATCGCCACCAGAATTAACCTGCAAACTATTATTGCCACTAATTGGTTGTGCTTGTGGTGGTTGAAATATTGATTGTTTTAATACTTTTCTTGGATCTCTTCCATATTTCTCAACTAACTGTGCCGCCATTTCTTCTCTATCTACCAAGTCTGGATATATAGCATTCATTGTCTGTTGGAATTGTATTTCTAACGCCCTATCCAAATCCTTTGATTGTTCTGACCTATTTCCAGGAACAAGAACAACATCCCATTCAATATTCCTGATATATTCTGGAATAACTGCAATTTTACTTATCTTATGACCACTTAATTTTTCCTCTAAAGATGTTTCAAATTTTAGTTGTTGAGATGTTGGCATTTTGTTTTTATCTTGAAACATCATAATAATTTTCTCTCCACGCTTTCCAGCAGTTAAGGCGCTTGAATTTACTCTAAATACATTAAATGCTTCTTTTGCGGTTTCACTTGAGCCAACACCAAGAACTCCCTCTAATATCGGATATTCTGGGTCTGTATAGAACTGTAAAATATTAGATACTCTCAACCTTGCCCTGTCTTTCATCCCAAACTTTATAAACTTAGCAAATAAACCAAGTAGGGTAACTACACCAGCTGCGGCACTTCTTATTTCTGTGGCCGTTGTTCTTCCTCCAACACCAGCAGCACCCTGTTGAACAGAGTCAATCGAACTTTCTTCCAATATTCTTTTCGTATAATCAAGTATAAACTGATGCCAATTTCCAGGCGTTCCCATATCAAGTTTCATAAATGACTGATTGAGTGGAAGTCCGCCAGTATCTATTTGTATTCTTCTTCCTGGTCTTAGGAAGTCATCTTCTATTTCGTCATCTCCAGCCATTAAGATAGGAGAAAATACAGATAAGAAACTCTGGTCAAGTAACATATTATTTAATACATTCAAGACGTCTTGTAGTGCTTTAAGCCTATCTACCAATGATTTTCCATAAAAGAAATCACTTCCCAAAATATCATAAATAATAGAAAAGAAAGGAAGTTTCTTGTGCGTAAATGGTAATGGGCTAATCATATCCACTTCACCCTTAATCGGATTTAACCATATTCCATTAGCAACAATTATATATTGGTCATCTACTTGATTATAATATCTAAGTATCTCAACATTACCCTCAATGGTAAATGAGGATATATAATCTTTATAAAATGGTAACTCTACCTCGCCAGAACCCTGATGGGTTGAATATGGTTCAACATATTTAGCTTTTTTATATGAACCATAATCTTTCTGAAACTTTGTAAATGGTATTTCCTTTCTCCAAAAAGCAAACGGCATATCCTTTATTTTTCTTATACCAACAGAGGAAGGATAAAACTCTTCTAATGGAACGATTGTGCTTGATAGCTTTCTTTTCTTTATGGTGTTTTCTTTTATGGTGAGGTTGTCTTCATTTTCAAATTTTACTATATCTCTTACTGTCCCGTCATCAACATCAATCCCCTCATATCCAACAGCAGTTCCTTTTACTAAACACTCTTCTATAAAATATATAAAGAATTCTTCTGAATCATCTTCATATTCTGAATATTCAAATAATGTATTTAAGATTTCAGCACGTATATAATCCTCTCCACCTCTATTAGTAACTTCAATTTGTGGGAGCGCATCAACAATCTTACCCAATATAGCTAAAACCTTATTTCTTGAAAATGGTTGATTAACCCTAGCTTGCCAATCTTCTATATCATCACGTTCGTCTATATTTGTAACAAAACGAACCACACAATCATCTATGTATGTTGTTAAATCTCTATAGTCAAAGTATGCAAATTTTTGATTACGTGCCTGTTCTGTATTTCTGAATTTAGTGTACACGTCTCCAAGAACGGCAATCTCTTCATTACTTGGTTTGTATTTTGGTATATCAGTTTTTTCTTTTCCAACTGGGGAATTAACAACCGAATTAACCTGTTTTACTTCTGACATCTTTATTTAGTTATATATATTATAACACACTTTGTTAAAAAAAGCAAGTATATATGTATAAAATAAAACCCCCACGTTATAATGGGGGTTAAAAAGGTGAGAAATAGAATATAAACCATTTTAAGATTCTATCATATTCTTTCTTTTTAAGCTTGGTCTCCAATGGAATAAAGCACTCAAGTTTATTATGACAAGATTGACATAAATAATATATTGAATTATGAAGACCAAAGAATCTTTTTGGATATATGTGGTGAGGGCTTTCCCTATTTTTGCCACTATATTTTTGTTTACAAATTGGACACCTAGAGTTTGTTTTCATCTATATCTCCAGAATGTACATAAAACAATTCCAAGAATCTACTTAATCCAACCTTATACCTTTTTACATTATGACAGAAAAGACATACCACTTTTACAATAACAACCGAAGTAGATATATCTATAACGGACACGGATTTGAGAGAAATACTTGATTCCTTACCATCCCTACATTTACAAGGCATAAGAACATATTTATCCCTCATTTCTATTAGGTTCATTTTATATCTCCTTTATATATCTGCGTAAGTTTGACTTGTTGAAATATTTGACTATTTCCAGTTTACAACAATCTAAAACAAATCTAACAATAGTTAAATTATCATTAACAAATTGATATAATTTTATATTGCCGTCAGATAATTTTTTACAACGTATACAGGGATATTGAACTATCTTTTTCATGGTAACCTCCTACCAAGAAATATGAATAGTGTGTTGGTCGGTCATAAACTTAACTTTTGGAGAACCTAATTTAGATATAGGTAATCCTATCATTTGTCCATAACCACCATCATACTTTAGATAAGACCCGGTTATTAAAAGATGTTTCTTGTGTTCTTTTACTATTCCGTTCTGTACCCTCTGCATAATAACGGCAGAATTGATACATTTATGAACGTGACCCATTACAACAAGATCAGCAAAAAACGAGGCAGAAATTCTTTCAATAGAAAGTAATGCGGTTCCATCAAATCGTGATCCAGTTCTTCCGTGAAGTGAATATATATTATATATTTGCTTACCCGCCTTAAACTGATTCCAACAAGCATCACCAAGATAAGGAACGTTGAGTTCACGCGCAAACATCTTTCCTATATTGACTCCAGTTGTTTTATATACACGCTCTTCGTGATTTCCGCTTAATAATCCTAATATCAGTTTCTTGTTGGCTAATGGCCTTAATAATTCAACCATCTTTTCGTATTGATTTTGACCATTATATTCTTGTTCATAAATACCAGAACCAATAGAATATTTTGTAGCCATTTCTATTAGGTCTCCCATTAGAAATACATACAATTTTTTCTTTAAGCAATATTGAATCATATTCAGAAATCGTCTTTCGTCATACTGAGGTGAACCAAGATGAACATCTCCGATAAAGACAACTTCGGCGTAGCTCTTCCCATTTCTTGGTATAAGTATTTGTCTATTCAGACGAATGGGTCGCCCAATTATTTTGTCCTTCATGGCACATTCCTATTATTTATTTTTAAATATTTCTAATATTATTATACACTTATATTTTCATTTTGTCAAATAACAAAAAACACCCAAACTATGAGTGTTTTTTCTATTATCCTAAGATGTATTAGTACGTGTTTATTTTGAAATAGCCGCACGAAAAGTATTACCAAGAATACCACCTAAGAGCAAGTTAAGATCAGGACTATTCAAGAATGTACTCATATCAATATCTCCATTTACTAATCTAACAAGAGAAATCATAATCATCAATGTAGATATGATGTAGGTTTTCTTTCCATAAAGAAACGAGCGAATTGAATTTATAAATAACATATTATTTATTTAATAACTTATAGTATATTTGAACGACCTTTTGTAATAACTTTATTATTTCTAAATGCTTGGACACGATGGTATTATTTGCATCTGTTGCCGTTCCAACCTCTCTAATAAAAGGTAGATATTTTTTTCTAATATATTTAACAGATCGTGTAAAATCTCTTTCTGTGCTATCCAAAACATATATACCGCCCTCATCAAAACCAGCAGCAACAACAAAATGTCCATAAAGTCTGTTTGTAAATGTTGGTGATATACTTCTGAACCAAGCATCATCTACGTATAAAAGTAATAACACTGCTTTAAATGTATATATATAACTTTTTAAAGATTCAAAAGACCAATTACGCACAAAACCGTAACTATCTATAATTCTAGGGTGTGCATTATCTAACATTTCCTGTGTAATGTTTGCGTTAGCATATTCCTTGAATGATAGTTCTACATCGTTTGGTAATAGACTAGCATCACATATTCCTCTATTTGATAAGACCTTAAGAATAGAACGCATATCCGTTCCGACTTCAATTGGATAGTTATCAATCTTCTTTATTTCATTCCATAAAAATCTCGGGCTAAAATTTGGTTTTACGCCAGACTCAATAGATTCTTGTATTGTTTTGATATAACTTCCTGCGTGCGCCCCACAGGCGGGTTGTTGTCCTTGATAATATTTCTGATACTTAGACCAATCTGGTATATATGTATCTGGTATATCAATAGCACTGCCAAGCTTAAGTCCTCTATCACGTAAATCTATTTTGTTTTTTATTCCTCCTAATATCATATTATTCTCATGTTTTTATATGCGTTTGTCGTCCTTTGATTATACTCTTTGTTATGCTTCATTAACCATACTTTTTTTCTTAATCTGTTAATGGAATCATAATATCCTTCTCTAAAATTCTTTATTTTTCTGGTAAGTTCCGCATTGTCCTCATACTCTTCATAATACTTCTGGTTTTCAAATCTCATATCTGGTTCCTCTATATCGTGTCCAATCATAGGCATTTCTTGATAACATTCTCCTATATAGGCTTGTTTCCAATAAATTCTCCAGAACCCATGTTTTATTCTTCTAAATCTCAAATATGGGCTTAATTTTTTAGCTTCCTTATAGAACCTACGAAACCACAACGAACCAATGTTAATATCCGATAAGCCTTGTTTTTCTTTGTCCATAATTATCTTTCTTTTTGAACTTATCGTATATCATTATACCACGAGATTTATATTGTGTCAAGCCCAACGCCCCATATTCAAAACTACTTCTTAAATGGGAGTATTGGTCATGTTTTGGTTTGAGCCCCTTAGAATTTGTTATAGAGATACCACCAACCTTAGTTTCTGGATATTTAGAACTCATCATACATAAATCGAGATATTTTGTTCTCATATTTTTATTTACCACTAAATTATCTCTCATAAGTAGTTTTGCAGCAGTTATTCTAGTATCAAACACCTTCCACTCATCTCTGAAATTAACATAAATACCATTATCTTTTAAAACATCTATCACACTTTTATTTACAACCTGATTTTCAAATCTGCCTGCTGGATCTCCAAAATGAGTTCCAGTCTTCCAATTTCTATGTTCTTCAATAACTTGTAAATCACTTCTGGTATATTTATATCCATCTGATGGCAATGTCCCATTTATAAATGGAACATAAAAATCTATCGTCTTTCCATGATTCCAATATACGTCCACTATTCTTATCTTGTCGTTTGGTATTTTCTGCCACCAAATTATAGCGGTATCATCAGATTTTCCAAAGTCCCAAGACACAAACAAGGGATGCTCTTCTAAATAAGGAAAGGCGCCGAATTCTACGTTATCCCATTCTGGATATACTCTACCATATTGAGACTTAACATAAGATATATCAAGCTCCTGAGCCACAGCGTCCTCTGTTCTCCTACTCTTTTCATATTCATACCACGCATTGTCTTTAAGCGGGTGTAACTTCCAATGTAATGTATGCGTATCTATACCAGAATCTCTAAGCAACGCAAACGCATTATATCCATAAGGCGTTGATACGGTAATACGACAATTCGTTGTATCACCACAAGAATTCCACGCATCTTGGAAATATTCCCAATGGGCACCCTCATCTAGAAATGTAACAGTACGTCTTGAACCACGACCAAACTGTGGATTCATAGTATCTCCACGTATAATATTATTGTTTTCTGGATTTACTAATTTAAGACCCGTTCTATGTTTATCAAAATTAAATCTGTGTGGTAATATCCATTTGGGTAAAGTATTTAGATTATAATCAATCACGCCAAATAATGAGTCTTTACTTCTGTCATCTACCAAACTTTCTTTGTATGACCCTATGAGTGCATTAAAATTATCGTCAAATAGCCACATATATAAGAATACAGACATAGTAACCCAAGTAACGCCCATCTCTCTAGATTTTTCCACTAAACCATCTCTACCTTCTCTGATGTGTTGTACAAGCCAATTTACATAATCTTCTTGAAATGGAAATAATATAAATGGAAAATGGTATTGCTGATACTTATCATTTGGTGTATAACAAAAATTATCTATAAAAAACATAGGGTCAGCCTTACACGCCGCCATAGCATATATGCGTGCCTCTTGGCTTCTATTGCACGCATCCTGTATTTTAAGTCTAGTTATAAGTTTATCCTTATATTCCGAAGATTCTTGATACTCAAGAAGTGGCTTCTCTCTTCTTTTGTGTTCTGTATCCATTTAGGGTTTTTATATTATTTCTGCATTGATGCTTCCCTCATCTTCATTATTTCTTCTAATGCCTCCTTAGCACTCATATCCTCTCGTATTTGTGCTTTTAATAATATATGTTCAGTAGCCTCACCCTTAGCAATCTGTCCCTTATCAAACGAAATACCCGCAACCTTAGCAATAGACATAAGCGATTCACCCTTAAACGCCTTTGGATGTTTCATTAGATAATTTAATTTTTCATCTAATAATATCCACGCTTTCTTTCCAGAACTCAATACTAGGTTCTTTGTGTCCAATGTATCCAGTTCGCCAGACCGCATCTTTGCCCCCTGAATGGCTCTAGGACGAGACTTTCTCTCTTCCATAGCTCTCTGTACCAGTTCCACAACATCTGGGCTCACAGCGTACGTTTCAGGCGATTCTGACACATCTTGATAAATACGCCTCACCGCATTGATTACACTCGTATTAGATTTGTAATGTTTATCCAAACCAAATTCTACCCCAGCCTCATATTGTGTTTTCGTAGCTAGCGCCTTAAATAAAGCTCTTTTCTGTATATCCGATAGTTTCACAGTGTATATATTATATCATAAAATATGGACTAAGTCAATATCTGCTATAATCAGTCATAATCGGCTATATAGGGTATGGCGTTAAATTAAGCCCTATATAATATGGGGGGAAAAATATATATATAAAATTTTTGGTGGGGGTACTAATGATGGGAAGCACTCTGAAACCCCCATACCCCTATTGACAAATTCATAAATTTGTGTTATAATATGTCCGATTATATCCATATATGCACACTTTAACACTATATACTGGGTCATATAATGATTAAGGGGCATATATATATACGAAAACCCTAGTATTTATGCTAACTGTCGCACAAGATGTATTGTGCGACAGTGCGTTTATTACCATTATTGCTACATTATTGATATATTTATTCACACATACACATACATATATACGTACACACACATATATATACACATATATACGCATACATAATTACGCATACATAATAATGTGTCTGTACTAGCAAAACTACATATATACTGTATTATGATGATTGACATATTTATTATATTATGATGTAATATGATGTAGGTAGGGTAAATTCTTTTTATAAATGCGTTCGGATAGAAACGTAACTACTTTATACATATACTTTATACATATACTTTATACATACATATTTATA